AAAAGCAGGCCGGATGGCAAGCTCATGGGCTGAATTGAAACGAGCTCGTTGGCAACAAGGCCACCGAAAACTCTGCGGACGATTGGGAATGCGACATTCTGGAAACCACGCATGTCACCGGAGGCGACACCGCCACCAGCACCATTACCAAGTGAGCTTTGCTCACGAAGAACCTGTGCGGCCTGGTTTTCAAGAAGGGTAGACATCACCTCGCGATTTTGGCCAGCAAGGCCACGAAGAAGTCCGGTACGGGACCACTTCTCTACAAGTTGACGGTTCTGGGAACCCAGGTGTCTCTGGCGAATTCCCTCTGTCAACTGCTCTAATGTAAACTTCGTAGACATTTTTTCTCCTAAAGTTGAAGTTATAAGGGTTTATGAATTATTCTTGCTAGCTAATCCAGCAAGAAGCGCCCACCTGCCACCATCAACACCATTTTGTGCCGGACTTGCCGAGCGGGTCGATCTTGAGGACGATGCGAGCAAGCGGTTCTTTCCTTCTGAAAGTTTTCCGCTCTTTGTGAGTGAAGCGCTGAGGCTCTTATAGAGCAGCTTTGCTTCGTTAATGGTCTTGGCACTATCTAAAGCCTCGACAATTGCGCGCTGTTGCTTCTTACTTAGGTCACGATTTTGCATGAGCTTGTTGGCAAAAAGCAATTTTGCATTAAAAACATTCATTTCATTGAGCTGGGCACGAAGCTTAGCGTTTTCGCGAAGAGCAGTTGGGCTCTTACGACTCTTACGACGTGTGGCAGCTCTATTTATTCTTCTGCGAGGGCGACGGCTCTCGGTGCGAACTCTACGGCGAGAAGGACGGCGTGCTCTAGAAAGCTCAGCGTGAAGGGCCTCAACAAGGTCTTCCTCAGACACTTCAATTGTTTCTTCTGAACCACCCCAGTCTTCTTGGGCATCAAGAGGATTGCCGACATCTTCAAATTCATCAACATTTGCAGCTGATGCTCCGGCTTCAGCCTCAAGACCTTCTCTCATACGAAGAAGCTCACGACGGAGTGCAGCTTCATCAATTTCATAGACTTCATCAAGGTCTCCATCATCAGCCTCACCAAGGTCCAGGGGTTCTTCGTCAACTGCGACTTCTTCAGTCTCTTCAGTGTCAACAGTCACTTCTTCCTCAACCTCGGCTTCCATGCCAAGAGCGGCAGCAAGATCACCAAGTGCATCTTGAGCTGCAGGTACATCGACAGGAGCAGGCTCCTCATCAACACTAACCTCAACATCATCTTCGGCTTCAACCGCATCGACCTCTTCGTCTTCTTCTCTTATATATTCGTTTAAACTCGCATCAGCCTCAAGCTCTTCGAGTAGCCTGCGGAATGCGATAGCATCTCTTCTATTTGCCATGTGCTTTATCTCCTTTATGATTGTTTTAAGCTGGCTCAAGAGCCTTAAATCAACAGACTCCTCCATAATTATACCACCAGATACCAAACGGGTGGCTTCATTTACAAGCTTTGCATAATACAGCGTTGCAATTTTTACCTGAGCAGGTGTAGACTTCCTTAAATCTACAGTTTCTAGAAGAGCAGAAAGTGTTGCTACTTTTCTAGTGAGCTCAGCAATGCGCCTTTTCGGGCTACGTTTTCCTAAAATGTAACTTTCAACAACGTCCCCAATTTCTTGACCAAGCAGCAGATCTTCAACTTCTTGCTCGGGATTTGTGTCCATATCAATATTAAGGTCGCCTTGGACGTCTATTTTAATTTTGGCAGCCTCCTCAGATGAGGGTTCCATGGCTGCAGGAGCGACTGGGATTGCGCCAAGATCGATAACGTCAAGGTCTAAATCTTCTTCTTCAATATCAGCGTCCTCACCAAGTAATTGGGATTCGATTATCGCGCGAATCTTAGGTGTAACAGCTTCAATTATTTTATTTTTTGCATTTTCTTCAGCCATCCTCTTAAGGCTATCAACCTCGAGAAGAGCTTCTTTATAAAGTGTAGTGCTCATGTATAAATCTCACTGTGAATCATTTGTAAATATCACGCGGAGAGTTAATTTTCTCTCTTTGTTGTTCTAAATGAATTAAGTTTACTAATTTTTGTATTAAATTAACGTGTTCTTCGTCATGGTCAACACTAAAAATATCGTTATAAGAACGAATTTCCTCATTGTCTAAAACACCAGGCTCCGGATAGGGTGCCTGGCTAAAACCCTTTTTTGTTCCTGTGGGTCCAATCCGTGTCCTGAATGCGAGTGTAGGTCCACCTGGTGATCGAGGCGATGTGCCACCGCTAACGCTTTGTTTATCAGCATACATTCTCGGAAAAGGAACCATCCCCTTTGCAGTTGTTTCACTAAGTTTAGTCGCTGCGCCCACATAATAAAATGGATCTGTACTATTTTTTGCATATTCATCTGCTGGTTCGTAGTTTAGAAGCTTTTTTAAAACCGCAGAATATGTTTCGTCATCAATTGACTCAGCGGCTTCAATATCTTCAGTGGGAGGTTCTGGATATTGCAAAAAAGAACGAGGCGCATGAAACTTAGTTTGAATGCGTCCATAACCACGATCTGAGTTTGCATCAACATGCAAATATCTGTTTAATTTATTCGATTGGGTCATTGTAAATTAGGAGCTCGTTTTCTTCCAGCTTCCTAACACATAAGAAGGGTGATGATCAAATGTGGTGGGCGGAACAGACCAGTCAAAGTGAGAATAGTTAGTGATCTGGCTTAAGGCTGCAACTGATGGGCTTTCAATCGAACCGTTTTGACCAGTCCTGTCTGTTGGTACTCCGTTGATTCCGCTAGCGGTTTGGTCCGTGCAAGGATTGGGCATATAAGGCGAGACAATTTCCCTGTCTCCGCTGGCGGCATCATCAAGTGGAGTCGTGACAGCAACTAAATCTGGTGGGCCGTTTTGCTCGAACGTCTTGCTGACACCCAGTGATGTACCATACACATCTTCGTCACCACGAAGCACTGCAAGCACGTAAGTGTACCACAACCCTTCCGAAGAAGGAAGTTCATCTAAGAATTGTCGTGATGGTGAAGCGGAACCTTTTGAAAAGGTCCCGTTGCCATACCAATCACCACCAACGTTTACCGTTGTTCCCTGTACTTTGCTAGGCACTATCAGGACCCGGATGTTGTTTCAGCAGTACCAAGTGCAGAAGGTGCTGCTGTAAGCCTATAGTCGCCAACAGCTGCTTGAGGTGATGTAATTGAACCATTCTCTCCGGCTCTGTCGGTTGGAACTGCGGCAACACCTTCAGCACCTTGACCAGTTGCTGGGTTAGGCATATATGGACTGACAATTTCACCGTCACCATCAGGTTGATCGGATGGTGTGACAACATTGGCCAAGTTTGGTGCATCAGCCAATGCGGATGCTTGGGCGACATCGAGCACCAGCGTTTGATAACCACTTCGAAGAGAGGAGGCATAGCCATCGGCTTCACTTAACGAAAATCCGGTTGCTCCTGTGTCCGTATCTTCTTGGTTTAACACTGGGCTATCAGGATACAAAGCCAGTAATGCGGTCTTCGATGAAGACCCTTTACTGCGAGTTCCGGTTCCGTAAAGGTCGCCCTCTAATGGTACAGTTGTTCCTTGCTTTACTCCCATGATTATAATCCCTTAACGATTCGGGCACGAAGCCTTCTGCGCATTTCTTGAATTCTTCTAATCTTTTTATTGAGCTTAGCCTCTTCGAGCTTGAGAACCTTGACATGGTTAATGTCCTTTGCGAGTGCAGCCGATGTTCCAAGCTCATCAGCATCGACAACGTCAGCCTCAACTTTTTCAGTATCTTCTAACTCGCCGCTTAAACTTTCATTCACACGCGATGTTTCTTGGAGCACAATCTTGCGCAAAACAGCAGGTGTTAACTTTCTAATTCTTCTTGACATTTTTGCCTCCTAAGGAATGCCTCATTCTTAAATATTAAACTTAATAAAAAGTGCTACAACAAGAATCACTTCTCTGGTGTTTCACTAAATGCAAGAGCCGCCCAATTGGTAGCACCATCAAATATATCCATAGGGTCATTAGCCGCCATAGCCCGGGTTGCCCGGTCACCTCTTGACACACGCTCTGTCATTGACGCAGCAGCACCACGGGTTTCAGAGGCTATCATGTTTGGTAAAGTATTTTTTGCAGTATCCCGAAAAATTTCAGCCATCATATCATTACCGTTAGCGGCAGAATTGGCCAGCGCATTAATTCTATCACTAGAAACAGAAGCCTTTTCATCGCCGTAAGATATTAAATCATTAACGTTTCTGTGTCTAGGTGGTGACTTCTTTTTCTTTTCTCTTCTTGGTGCCTTTCGTTCTGTTAGTGCAACGACTTGAGAATCATTAGCCAAACCTTCAGACAGGATTTCTACCAAACACTCCTTGACAATTCCTTTCAAAAGTGATTTTGTTAACTTAGCCATTAGATTATCCAACTCCCTTTGAGCCGCTGAGTGGTACGTCCAAGGTTGGAATGTCAGTCAGCCCTGCAATAACAGACACTGTCTTTGATCCTGATGCTGATTTTAAAAATATACTTTTGCAACGAAGCTCTAAAATACCTGTTGTCGTCTCGTCTAACTTTGAAGGGACGGGAAGCGTAATGTATGCATTTTGAACAGTTGCATCAACACCATTTGCTGAAAAGCCCAGTGTAATAGCCTGATTAGCAGAATGGGTAACCTTGATCCACCTGGTAACACTAGGAAAAATAACTTCCGTTCCGCCGGCGGCATCGGTAACTGACACAGTCATCACATATGGCTTTCCAGATAATTGATATGACGGTACAAATTTCTCCGCCGGTTCTCTAAAATAACCTCTAGACATTTTTTACTCCCAATCCAGTATTTCGTTACAAATTCTATCAATGCGGTCAGAGGAGTTAAACACCTTGTCAAGATCACCCCTAGAAACCTCAACACCCTCGCGCATCATAAATGCCCCAGGTGTTGATGGCTCACTAACAAAATCCCAACAAATTAGTTGAAAATCATCTTGCACCACCTGATGTGAACCATCTTGGTGGGTAGAACCAACTCCACGAGAAGAAATTCCCAATGTTACCCCTGATTCAACAAGCGATTGTAAAATTTTTCCAGCAGGGGTGTCTAACAACTCAACAGTACCGTAAACAGTACCGCCGTCCATGTGGGCTTCTCGAATAATGTGTGATGCATTTTTAAGTTCAACAACCGAAGAATCAGGATGGTCACATTCGCCAAGCGCTCTATTTTCGCGGATAAACTTTTGATAGTTTCTTATTTCTCGCTCCAAAATTACCAAAGGGTACACTCTACCATTTTGGTTGAGAGTATCTGCCTTTTGCAGAATCCCCTTCATGACAATTTTTCCACCATTTAATTCCCGAGATTCTTTAATAGATTCAGAAGAATAATCAAATGGTGTCCATGTAGTTAATAAATTCATTTTACTCATTGATTGCACCCTCAAGTTCTGTAAGTAATTGGCTCATTAGCATTGCCTTGGCAACACCATTGATATCTGTCGATACAATGCCTTCAGTGATGACAGTTTTCACTTTCTCAGTTTTTTCTAAAAGAAACCGGTCATTAGCCGCTTTAGAATATTTGTTTATTGCCTTTTCTGTTTGAATACCAATATTAGTAATATACTCTTGAAGAGCAGATTCATTGCCATCACAATAATAGCCCAGCAGCTTACGTTGATTCTCGTTTAGGCTTCGTCCAAACTTTTTAGAAAACTTAGACTCAAGTACCTGGACTGTTAGATCATTTATGCCATCTGTCTTGTGCGATTCTATATCTTTTACCACGACTTCAGTACAAAGCCATTGGTGTACTTTTGATTCATGCTTTGACAATGTGGCAATATCAGGAGATTTACTTCTCCAGCCATTTAAAACCTGCTGGATTGTTGCATAAATTGTATAATCCACAACACGTTGGCTATAAAAGTCAGCCTCATTTATCTGATGATTAATTTCTTTAATCAAAGATGATTTTTCGTGGTCTAACTTTTCAATATTGTGAGATATTGCTGCTTTCTGAGCTTCACCTAATATTCTTGTCGCCAGAGATTCAGACACACCCCTGGTTGACGCTAAGGCATTAAATAAACGAAATTCTTTATGCAGGTGCGTGTTTTTAGAAAACTTTTTTTCTAAAATAGCTTTAATTGTTATAACTTTAGAATTGTCGCTCTCAACCAATGCACGGCTTAATCTCAGTATAAGCTGTTCATATATTAGACCGACATTCCTTTTTTTATTGTGGCGTGCCATTCTGATCTTCCTCATCTGTTAGTGATAGTTCGGAGTCTAAGAGTTCATTCTCACTTAAGACCCTGCTAGAATTACTTATTACGTTGTCTAGACTAGATAATGTTTTTATTACGTCAGCACTTAAATGAGGTTTACGAGTAGAGAACCCAATATCGTCGTTTAATAAACTTGCAAAACTATTTTCAAGTGATTCAAACGGATTGTTGCTAGTATCTCTCGAACGCGTTGTTGAGCCAACACCGGTAATATTTTTAAAATCAGGCATTTGAAGATAGCCCGGGCCGAGCTTATTCTTCCGCCGGCGAATTGGTTCTCCAAATGCGTTTTTAACTGCCTTGTCCACCCTAATAGGGGCGTCTTCGTCATCAATAGAAAGATCTAACTCTTCGAAGTCATCTTCGTCAATGTCACCGCCAATTAAGAGTTCGCCGGGAGCCATGTCGCCGGCGAACAAGCCGCCCTCGTCTTCTTCGCCACCGCCCACGTCGGCAGCGGATGATTCGGTAGCTTCGGCGGCTCCTTCTACATCTGCATCAAGAAGCTTGTCAACTACGCGGCCATTGGCAATGAAATCAATTTCTTCATCAGTAAGGCCCATTACATTTTTTTGGATCCATCGCCGGTCCACCAAACCTTCTGGAGCCTTCCCTGCTATATCAAATCGAGTGGATATAAGTTCCAATTTCTGTTGTTGGGCTATTGACGATGGATTTGATAGTTTTAGCTCAAAATCAATCAAAGATTCTCCAGCAAAGCCATGAGAATACAAATGGATCATTGCAATTTTATTAAGCTCAGATATCACTGTCCTTTGAATTCTTGAAATTGATCTGGAAAAACGAATATCTTCTTGTGCAAGCGTGGCTTTAGACCCTATATCTTCATCATATCCCAAATATGCCTTTGGAATTTTCAAGGCAGCAAAAAGCTTTTTCTGGATATATTCAACATCCTCAATTGCCGAGGTGTTTTGCCCTCCAGCTAACGAGTCAATCTTTGTACCTGAGTCACCGCCACGGACAGGAATAAAATAATCCTCGTCGACGCTAAGCGGGTTGTAACGCAGATCAACACGCCCATCAGTTTTATTGATCACCTGCTCTCTTTTCAAAGAATTCTTGGCTTGTTCCAAATAAGTTGGCACATCCTCAGGGGGCACATTACCCACATCAATATAAAAAACGCGCCTCTCTGGTGAACGAATAACCCTATAGACCAGCATTGCGTCTTCAATGAGAATTAATTGTCTCCAGATGCGCCGGGCTGACTCTAAAACACTTGAACCATAAGGTAAAAATGCGTCATTACCCAATAACCTAAAATGAGAAACTTGCCAGTTTTCTAAAATTTGATTTCCTTGTGTCATCCACCTAAAACGAACTGCAGCTGGATCATTAGGATCATACCCTTCTTCACGCTCCATTTCTGAAATTGGAATAGGGTAACATGCAATTACTCCGTATTCCGGGGACACATCATTAAACAAGAAAAAATCACCATACTTTACAAGGTTTCTAACCCACATAGGTAAATTGAAATCTACATTAAGTGTGTCATAAAACAAAGTATGCAAGAGTTCTCGAATTTTTCTATCTTCAGAATAGACATGGAGAACATTTCCTTTATCATCTGCCGACACTGTCTCTTCGGCATAAATATCAAGGGCCGATGCAATTTCTGGTGTTGCCTCCATCTCGGAAAAGTCGGAGTATCGAGACATTCGATCAAAAGCCCCATACGCGCTCATCGTGCTGGTATAAACATCGGAATGTGATTTCCTAAACTGTTGTAGCGACGATTGTTGACGTTGTGGGCCGTCTGTACCAAAAGTCTTAACTCTCCTCTTAACCGACGGACCGTCCCTAAACAGTTGAGTTAACTTAGAAAATAAATTTGAATTTTGTTCTGCCATTGCTGTACCTTAGATGTGTAATTATTTGAGAAGCCAATAAAAATCAGTGAGCGGATTTGCTGGTTGATTGACGTCATCGTCAGGTGGCTGATTTTCACCTGTCAAAATAACCGGTTTAAATGGGTTTGAATTTTGCATCGATTTCAGCCTGGGATCTAGTATACCTTGGGCATTTGTCTTATTAATACCCATGGCTTTTAACATTGCTGTGTTTAAATCAACTGTTTGTTTACAATATTTGTCCGATGCTTCAAAAAGCCAGCAACCAATTGCGAGAGCCATTACTAGATCGTCATTTTTCCCTCTCATTGCTTGTGGTTTTGTACCCTTCCAGATAAACGTCTTTAATTCTTCATAAAGACGAGAGGAGTAAATGTTTATTTGTCGGTTTCTAATTACTTCTTCTAATCTTGTAAGTATCGTAGCTCTAGAACCACCCTGGGTTGAAAAACCAGCTTTTCCAATATTTCCATCACCATACATTACAGCAAATCTATCCTTTTCTTTGGCAAAATAAATTGCAGGATAATTTAGCTCTTGTAACTTCATAAGAACTGCGTATCCGTATGTATTGCTCTCAGGACACACTGTTGCATTGTTGTATCTCTTTCCAGCTTCAGCTAAAATTGTCGCAAACTGATCAGGTGGAATTTTGCATTTAAATTCTGCAACAATCTCAGATTGTGTTATATCGAAAACTAAAAACGTAGAATAATCGGCTCCGTCGCCGCGGGCGACATCAGCACTTATGAGATATTTGTGCTCTGACAATGCATATTTCCACACCCATACAGAATTTTCTGGGCCCCACTTCTCTATAGGATCACGCACAGAATTTCTCACATATTCAATTTCTCTTGCTGTTAAAAATGTATCACCGGCGGCTGCAAAATCGCACATTAATTCTTGTGCAATTTGCTTTTCATTCATATTTTTTGCTTCAGCCTGGAACCAATTGGCATCTCTTTCAGGATGCACATCCCATTGGAGTTTAATTGGGTGGAAGTCGTTTTCGCCTGATTCTGCCTTCATGTACAGATCATAGTATTGCCCACCAACACCATTTGGTGTAGAAAGTACAATAGCCCTACCACCCGTTGACAAAGTGGGGTACAGACCCATCCAGAGCTCATCAAAATTGCGGACGAAGGCGGCTTCGTCGATGATAAGCAACGAAAGTGCCTCTGAACGGCCGGCATCGTCGGACGTTGGCACAGCCTTAATAGTTGATCCGTTGCTAAATTCAACACTTTGCTTATTGTTACCTGTGATTTCAGGAATTAATAACCATGGTGGAAGACTCCTAATGGCTACTTTTACTTTTTTAATAAAATTCATGGCAACAGACAATTTTGTTGCAATTACGAGAACATTTTTATCTTTATAAAAAATTGCAAGCCATGCGGCGTATGCAGCAACAAGCGTAGACAATCCAAGCTGGCGCGATTTAAGGATAATATTAAATCGATGCGCGATGAAGTTCTCTACGCACTCATCCTGAAAATTATAAGTGTCAAAATTAATCGTCCCTCGTTCTGGGTGCTGAATTTTCACATATTTGTTTATAAAATGTAACGGCTCTTTGCCACATTTTATGATTTCCTGGACTTGTCTCTTTTTGTTATTTGCCGCCATTCAATATCTCAAATTCCGCAAATCGACGATAGACAAAAATCCTGCGGGGATTGTTCATCGATGCATTGACCAGCTCAAGTGTGTCCTTATCAGACGCCTGGTTTAATTTTAAAGATGTGCCAGTGCCTTCTTTGAATTGATCTTTAATACGCTTGACAAATTCGGCAAGAATGACATTGGATTCTTCACCGAGTCGGGACTGTTGGAAATGCATATCTCTTTCTGACGCAAAATAAGCAGTTGTGCTGTACATTATCTTAAGTTTATTGCCTTCAAGCAAAGCCTTACAATTAAATGTGTCAGCAGAAGACCTGCCAAATGATGAATTTAGTATGTTGCCTAAGGCATTTACTTCTGTATCTGTAAGCATGTTTTTACCCTCTCGTATTATAACTAGGTATTAAAGATCTAACCTTCACCCGGTTTTTAATTTCTGTTTTGGAAGGGCGATACCCCTTCTCCCACTCTTCCTTATTGCATATTACAAAACTATCACGACAATCAAAACAACAACCTAACTTTGTGTACAGGCGATGTTCTTCAGGGCCGTAAAATAAAATCCCGCAAACAGGACAATCAATAGGAACTGGCACAAACTTCTCATCTTTTATAATTTTGAGATTTTCAAACTGTAGAAACATGTGCATCTACCCCATTTTTTGTAATTTCTATTAAGTTATCCACACTATCTTTGATTCCCTCGATATGCGAAATAACTATAATACTCTTAAAGTACTTCTTTAAGCTTTGTAGCAACCTATTACAGGCTTCTATATTTAAATCGTCTAAAGAGCCAAAGCCCTCGTCAATAATTAAAATGTCAGATTTTGGAAGAATCGACACATTTATCAACGCAACCCTAATTGCTAACGACGACAACATTTTTTCCATCCCAGAAGCACACTCGATTGGTCTTCGTGAGTCGCCGTAGTCAATAAATATATTCATGGCATTTGAATCTGTAGGTGCTTCAAGCTCTACCGTGAAATTAGTGCTGTCACCCATGATTTTTGCAATCTCTGAATTAATCTTTGGCAAGCGCGAATTCAAGACATGAACAGGGACACCCCGCTTTGATGTTGCAGTTAAAAGTGCATCATAAATTTTCCATTGTGAAAGAGTGTTTTCATAATCTTTCTTTTCTTTCTTTATTTGCTTAAGTTTTGTTTTGTCTTGACCTATTTTCTCACTTAATGACAACCTTGTAGCATCATTTTTTCTAATCTCACCCTGGATATCGTTTATTTTGTTTTTAATACTTGTAATATCAACATTTCCGGTTGCGTCAACTACTTGAGCAGACATTATAGAAATTTGATCGGACAACAATAACTCCGATTCCTCCAAATCATTGCATTCTCGGTGTAAATCAGACAGTGAAATTTCGATTTCAGATTTTTCCAAACGCAAGTCGGAAGCCTTTTTCATGAAGTCTCTATATTTTGAAATTTTTTCGTCAAGATCTTGGTCGAGCAAGTTATTAAGCGATTTGTTGAGTACACTCATTGACTTTGACAATTCATCAACCAGATCTATTTGCCCATCAATAAGTTTAGCATTTTTATGAGATCTCTTTATAAATTTACACTCTAAAAACTGTGTTCCACAAGGAACGCTCTCTAAAATTTTTGCAGATTCTTTTTGTTGCTTTAGCGTTTTGCGCTCACTTTCAAGGCGGTGGGTAGACGTTAATAAACTTCTTTCTATTTCTCTCTGTTCATTTAACTTTTCTTCAAGCTTTTGGAGCGGAAAACTTTTTTCTAGATTTTCAGCTTTTTCCAACTTTCTTTCTTGTTCACCCAAAGACGACTGGGTGGACTTTATTGTTTCATCTAACGAAATGATTCTACTTTGGACTTTTTTTAACTTTTCCGCCTTTTCATCAACGTCTTGTTGTGTTATTATGCCATCCGGATTTAATTCTCGGAGTTCCAAGTTTAAACTTGCCAACCTTGCCTGATGACTACTCATTTCTGTCTCCGCAAGAGATATTCGTTTTTTATTTTCTTTTATTTGTTCCTGCAGCTCAACAATAGCAGATCCCCAATTTTTATCGGGGGTTTTAGAAAGTAATGCCTTAATATGCGCTGAATCTC